GGCTGGGGCTAGTCCTATGGGGCGGCTGATAAATGGAAAACCTGGGCTGATGGTGGATAAGAAATGCCTGAGATTGCGCAAATCTCTAAGCGGTGGATACTTTTTCAAGCGTCAAAGCATGGGCGCTGGGCAAGATCGATTTAAAGATACGCCGGTGAAGAATGATCATTCACACTGCGGGGATGCGTTTGGATATCTTATGCTGGGCGGCGGTGAACAGCGCCGGTTGCGCAGAGGAAGCTATGGCAATTCCTTCGCAGCACAAAGCTATTCTGCGGAAACGGAATTTAACGTGTTCTGATGGGACTGATCCAGTTACCAACCTTTCAAATGCGAACCGATGAGCAAATCGTTCCGCTCACACTCAGCCATGTTTATAATATTAAGCTGGGACCGCACGAAGAGGAATACGCCAGACATATACCGCACTACAGAGATTATGTTTGGGATTATTCTGTGCTGGGCTGGTCATGGACCGCCATCGGGCGTGGCAAGGTCGTTGCTATCTTCGGAGTAAGGGATATATGGCCCGGTTTGGTCGAAGCTTGGTTTATTCCGGGCGAGGGCTTGGATCGTCATGCAAGGTCAACTTTGATCGGCGCAAGGGCGCTTTTGCGTGAAGTGATGTCTGATACAGATATCAGACGTATGCAAATCTTCGTAAAAGTGGACAATACCCGCGCATTAAGGTTTGCTAAGGCACTACATTTTGAGGTAGAGTGCATATTAAGAAAGTTTGGCCCAGAGGGGGCTGACTATTATGCGATGGCGAGGTTTGAGTAATGTCTGGATTATTCGGGGGTGGACGCAGAAGGGGGCCAAGTGCCGAAGAAGTAGCTGCTCAACAGAAAGCAACGGAGGCGCAAGAACGGGCTGAAGAACGCGCCACATCTCAAGAGCGCAAAGAAATGCAAGATGTTCAAGCAAGAAGAAGATTACTTCGTCGCGGTGGTTTTAGGTTATTGTTTTCTCCGGCACGACAAGAAGGCCCAGGATCCCCAATGACTAGAAAGTTAGGCGGGGGATCTTAATATGGCGATGTCAAGACCTAGAGCCGTTGCTCAGCGGACACAACGGGGGAATCTTTTTTCCGATATTAAAATGGGTCTTGGGATTGAGCCTCAAACATCTAGCTATCGGGCGCGTTCTGCAAAAAGCCAAAGAGCGCACGAGGAAATGCTAGAGCGATCAAGAAGAAACGAAAAGAAGCGCGAGAAGCGGAGAAGTAAACGCCCATCTGCGCAAATGCTTTTCGAGCAAGAGAAAGCCGCAAAACTGGCTGAAGAACGGGCCGAAGGACAAAAGAAGCGTAAGGCGTTTGAAAAGGCTCAAGGCGAAAGATACGCTCGTCGTCGCCGGTTGCTAATGAATATCTGATAGGAAGCAGTATGACAAAAATCAAAGAAGATTCTCGCGTTTATCAAAAAGCTGATCCCCAGCCACAACGCGCAAGAAATGAAAAGGGGCAGTTGATGTCAGATGATCCATCTACCCCAGACGTGAATGAAGCTTGGGAAGGCGGGAAGGCTCCAAAGAAAAAAGCTGCCCCAAAGAAAAAGGCAACAGGTAGTGGTAAAAAAAGCGTATCAAAATCCTAAGGGCGGATTGAACGCTGCCGGTCGCGCTTACTTCAAGCGCAAAGAGGGATCTAATTTAAAAGCCCCCGTTAAATCCGGCGACAATCCCCGCAGAGCGTCCTTCCTGGCTCGAATGGCGGGGAACCCCGGGCCGGATCGTGACAGCAAGGGCCGACCGACACGGAAATTGTTGTCGCTCCGCGCCTGGGGCGCTTCATCTACAGCGGATGCCAAACGTAAAGCTGCCGCTATAAGCAAGAGGAACAAGGCAAATGCCTAAGCTATCAACGAGAGAAGTCATTGCGCGAGAGGCAAAAGCACAGGCTCGCAAAGATGAATGGCGTACAATCTACGAAGATTGCTATGAATTTGCTCTGCCACAACGAAACTTATACAACGGATATTACGAAGGCAAAACGCCCGGCAAAAGCAAGATGCAGCGTGTATTTGATTCCACGGCCATGTCCTCAACCAAGCGTTTCGCCAACCGACTTCAATCCGGGTTGTTCCCCCCTAATCGACATTGGTGCCGCTTAGAACCCGGTTCGGCTGTACCTGAGCAAGATCAGCCAAGAGCGCAGCAAATACTTGATGCCTACGTTGATATTATGTTCGATCAGCTACGTCAGACAAGTTTCGATCTGGCTATGGGGGAGTTTTTGCTGGATCTTTGTGTGGGTACGGCGGTTATGATGGTAACTCCGGGCGATGAAGTTACCCCCATCCGCTTTCTTGCGATACCACAATACTTAGTAGCCATTGAGGAAGGCGCATATGGCATGGTCGATAACGTCTATCGCAAGCTGCGTATCAAGGCGGAATCCATCACAAGAGAGTTCCCAGACGTTCAGATCACAACAGAATTGCAAGATGCAATAGATCGTCGTGGTTCTGAAGAGCTTGACCTGTTTGATGCGGTTATCTTCGATCAAGAGACAGGCCGATATCATTATCACGTTATTTGGCCAACCAAGGCACAAGAGATTGTTTATCGTGAAATGCCATCCAGCCCCTTCATTGTTGCCCGGTTCAGCAAAACAGCCGGTGAAATATACGGGCGCGGTCCTTTGGTTGATGCAATTGCAGATATCAAAACGCTAAACAAAACCTTGGAGCTTGTTCTCAAGAACGCAAGTCTATCCATCTCAGGGGTATATCTTGCCGCCGATGACGGTGTTCTAAATCCCCAAAGCATCAAAATACAGCCTGGTGCGATTATTCCTGTTGCCCGAAACGGTGGTCCACAAGGCGCGTCCCTGGCCCCTCTGCCCAAGGCTGGGGACTTTAACACAAGTCAGATCGTTATTCAGGATCTAAGAGTAAACATCAAAAAGATCTTGATGGACGATACGCTCCCACCCGATACCATGTCTGCGCGATCCGCTACAGAGATAGCACAGCGTCAACGTGAATTAGCTTCTAATCTTGGATCGGCATTTGGTCGCTTGATGACCGAGATTATGACGCCTCTGGTTTCGCGCATCCTATTCGTTCTGGACCGTCAGGGCTTGATTAATATGCCCCTCAAGGTCAATGGTGTGCAGATCAAAGTCACGCCGGTATCGCCTCTTGCCGAGGCTCCCAAGATGGAAGAGGTCAATCAGCTTCTCAGCTTTATGCAGATTGCCAATTCTATGGGACCAATGGGACAAGCAATTATTAACATCCCAGAAAGTATTTCGTTTATTGCGGAAAAAATGGGGATCGATCAACGTGTATTGAATACACCGGAAGAGCAACAAATGATGATGCAGCAAATGCAGCAAGCTATGATAGAACAGCAGCAACCTATGCCCACTGATGAAACAGTAGCAGAGGCCATGCAATGAGTTCGCCAGACGGTTGGGAAGGAATAAGTCAAGCGTTTGTCGAGCCGCCAAAGGCGGATGATCTGGACATACTTTATGGACGGGTCTTTAAATCTGAGGAAGGTCAGAAGGTGTTACATCACCTGAGACAGATAACTATAGAACAACCATCCTGGTATCCAGGCGAAGATCCTAGTCACGGCTTTGTAAGAACAGGCATGACTGAGCTTGTGCGCCTGATTGAACGCAGGGTGGGAAGGAGCAATAATGTCTGAACAAGCTGAAGCAATTGAAGTCTCTGAGGAGGCTCCTCTGGTTAATTTTCAAAAGCCAGAAGAACAGCCGCAAGAACAAGAACAACCGTTTCAATTACGGCCAGAAGAAAATGAAGAGGTTGATATTGATGATGGTGAACCGCTGGAACGTCCTGACTTTTATCCAGAAAAGTTTTGGGATGATGATGGCCCTGATGTTGAGAAGTTGGCAAAAAGCTATGCAGAGCTTGAAAAGGCTTTTAAAGCAGGTAAACACAAAGCGCCGGATGGTGATTATGACACTAAAGATCTGGTGGATAAGGGTTTGGACTTGGAAGATCCTTCAGTCCAGGCGTTTCAAGATTGGTCTAAAAAATACGGTATCTCGCAACAAGCTTTTGAAGAGCTTGCGGGGCAAGTCCTAGAGTTTTCTCAAAGTAGCCAAGAGGCCATAGAATATGATCGGCGACAAGAAATGCAGAAGCTTGGCGAGCGAGGCCAAGAAAAGATTGCGTATCTTGAGCGTCATATCACCCGTGCATCACTGACAAACTCAGAGCGCGAGGCTTTGGCCTATAGCCTAAACAGTGCTGATGCAATCAATGCAATGACCAAGTTTATTCAGGGTTATACGAACGAAGGCATACCGACAACGCCGGTTGTGGACACGCCCGAAATGACCAGAGAAGATCTTGCTTCAGCGATTGCAGACCCGCGTTGGCAGACCGATGCAGCATGGCGAACAAAGATTGAAAAGCAATGGGCGGCGGCAAATAGCTAGATTTTGTTGCAATTACTACATTTTGCGTGTATAGGCAGATTAAGGGCTAACCGCTGCGCGGCCCCTTGATGTGGTAATCCACTGGTGGGCGCGGCCACTTTCGCGCAAGCGACTGCCCGGTTTACATCGGCTAACAGTAAGCGTTTTGAGTTGAAACCTAATAGGAGGCTTCTGCTATGGCGCAGAGTATTACTAATGCCTTTGTAACGCTTTTCGATGAGGAAGTTAAACAGGCATACCAAGGCGAAGCGTTGCTTCGCGGCACAATGCGGACACGTACCGGTGTCCAGGGTAACACAGTAAAGTTCCCCAAAATCGGTAAAGGTGTTGCAACAGTTCGTGTTCCACAAACTGACGTAACTCCATTGAACGTAACCTATAGCCAGGTTACCGCCACAATGTCTGATTATATCGCAGCAGAATATTCAGACATCTTCCATCAATCACACGTCAACTTTGATGAGCGCCGTGAATTGGTGCAGGTTGTTTCAAAAGCGATTGCTCGCCGTATGGACCAGCTTTGCATTGATGCACTTGATGCGGCTGCATCTCCATCAACTGTTGCGACATCTGTGGGTGGTGCGTCTTCAAACATGAACATCGAAAAACTTCGTGCGGCTGCGAAAGCACTGAACGATAACAACGTACCAGCCGAAGGTCGTCACTTGCTGATGCACTCTTCTCAGCTTGACGCGTTGCTCGGTGAAACAGAAGTTACTTCAAGCGACTTTGCTTCCGTAAAAGCACTTGTTCGCGGTGAAATCACTTCGTTCATGGGCTTCAACATTATCACAATGGGTGATCGTGATGAAGGCGGTGTTCCTAAGCCTTCAACCCGCACATGCTTTGCTTGGCATCAAGACAGCATGGGTTATGCTGAAAGCATCTCTCAGAAGTCAGAAGTAAACTACATCCCAGAGAAAACATCGTTCCTTGTAAGTTCTATGTTCTCTGCTGGTGCGGTTGCTATTGACGATGAGGGCATCGTTAAAATCAGCTGTACTGAATAAGGAGACTGACATATGGCTTTTGATAAAACAGGTTTCGGTGATGGGGGTCCAGGCAAAAAAGGCAATGCCCCTGTTATCTATACATATCAAACCGCAGATACGATAGCGACTGTAAACACAGAAGGCTATTTCAACAGCTTGTCAGATACTCTGGCGGTTGGCGATTTGATTTATGTTGTGTCATCTACTGGCGGCACTCGCGTAAGCACACTTACGCAAGTTCTGTCCAATACTGGCGGTGTTGTTGACGTTGCAGACGGTACGACACTGGCCGCAACGGACGGTGACTAATTCTCCCCTGGGGGGCTGGGCAACTGGCCCCCTTCAAACTCTTGGAGGGCTATAATGGCAACTGGCGATACTGATGTAACAATTTGCTCTGATGCCCTTGTCCTTCTTGGCGCGGCTGCAATTACATCTCTGACAGATGGAAGTGATACAGCGGACGCTTGTAATAGACTTTATCCAGATCTTAAAAACCATCTTTTGACAGTCTATCCTTGGAGTTGGAGCCTTAAAAAAGTCCAGCTTAGTAAGAATGCAACGGCCCCCGTCAATGAATGGGATAATGCTTTTGACTTTCCAGCCGATCTTATTGGAAGCCCGATTGCTGTTTTTGATAGCAGCGCAAGCGGTACACGTCCAAGACGATATGGATGGGAAATATATGGCACTCAGTTATTTACCAATCTGGATACCATTTACATTGATTATCAGGCAACGGTAACAGAGGCTAATATGCCAGCTTATTTCGTGCGGTTCTTGCGCGTAGCATTGGCTTCAGAGATTGCAATTACGGTAACCGATCAGGCAACAAAAGCGGATTACTTTCGTGCACAAGCATATGGTTCACCGGGTGAATCTGGTCGTGGCGGATTGCTGCGTGAGGCCATGAACATCGATGGGCGTGGTCAAGGTACGCAAATTGTGGAGGACTATTCTCTTATTCAGGCGAGGTACTGATGAGAATTACGCAATATCAATCTAACTTTTCTACCGGAGAAATAGATCCTCTTCTACGGGCCAGAACAGATCTTCAACAATATCAGAATGCTTTAGAAGAAGCGACAAATGTTGTTGTACAGCCTCAAGGCGGTATTCGGAGACGAGATGGCTTAGAGTTTATTTATAATTTTGGCCAAAGTTTTACACAATTTAAATTAATTCCTTTTGAGTTTAGTACAACTGATACCTATTTGTTGGTCATGGTTGTTGGTCGTATCTATGTTTTTAAAGATAATGATTTGCAATATAATATAAATAATAGTGGTAATGATTATATTACAACTTCGGATATTACTGCCGCAATGCTTGATGAGATTCAATATACGCAAGCTGTGGATACCTTAATTCTTTGCCACGAAGATCTTCAAACAAAACGCCTTGTTCGTAGAGATGATAGGGGGTGGACGTTTGAGAATTTGCCTCTAACTAATCTGCCACAATATGCTTATGCGCTTGATGAACATTCTCCTAATTTTACGATCACACCCAGCGCAACAACTGGCAATATTACAATTACTGCATCCTCTGTAACTACTGATAGCGGAGTGGCCCAAGCTGGTGGCGCAAGTACAATTACTTTAAAATCAGCTTCATCCTATACATCTGATGATGATCCAAATGGTATGTGGATAACGCTTACAGCCGGAACGGGTTCGGGGCAAGAAAGATATATTTCAGATTATGTTGGATCAACAAAGGTCGCAACTGTCTATCCCGCCTGGACAACACAACCAGATAGCACAACCCATTATAAGGTTGCAGCATTTGCGGCATCTGCGGTTAATAACTTTGCTCAAGTTGAAAACACTTTTGGCCGTGTAAGGTATATTGAGTATGTCAGTGATACCATAATGAATGCTGTTGTTGAGGTTCCGTTCTTTGACACAAGTGGTGTTGTTGCGGGTAATTGGATCGGTGAATTTGGCTATGAGGATGTTTGGTCAAGCACTAGGGGTTGGCCAAGATCGGCAACTTTTCACGAAGGCCGGTTATACTTTGGTGGCTCTAAGTCCAGACCGAATACTGTCTGGGGTTCTCGCGTTATTGATTATTTTAACTTTGACTCCCATACCGGGCTT